TATGTAATCTTGAAATAGATATCAATAGGGATAGAGTCGCTGGAAAGTCGATTGATAAAAGTGTAAATGCATTAAACAATCTGCTTGGCAGTGCAAGTTTAAAACCTAATCAAAAGAAGGAAGATGCCGATGCTTCATTGATGAATACTCCGATGGGAGTATGGTTATATCGTTTTGAGCAAGAGAAACCACTACCTGAAATTGATGACGACTTAAAAGACGTTAATCGTCTGAAAAAGTATGTTTTCACGTGGATGGGACATCTCTGCAAAATGATGGGAATCAAAGATGGTTATACACGTCTATATGAAGCAGAAATCGAGCGACTTCGTGTAGAACGTCCAGAGTATGAGGACGAAGATGATGAAACATTACTGATTGATTCGTTTGCTGACGATGGCGGTGATACAGAATGAATCGGTATCGAAAAATAATGAATGGTGCCGCAATATGGGGTTCATATTATAGGTACAATCCAGACAAATTCGCCAAAGATTATCTGCATCTGGATTTGAGAATTTTCCAGAAGATACTTTTAGTGATGATGTTTTGGAGTACGATATTTGTTTTGATTGCGTGTCGTGGTCTTGGTAAAACATATTTGAGCGCAGTATATTGTGTTATTCGATGTATTTTATATCCGGGTACGAAGATATGTATTGCGTCCGGAACACGTGGACAAGCAATCAATGTTCTGGAGAAAATTATATTGGAATTAAAACCAAAATCTCCAGAATTACGTGCGGAAATCAACGAAAAAGAGTCAAAAATTAACGGAACAAATGCACAAATTGTATTTAATAATACCAGTGTAATCAAAGTTGTTACGGCATCTGATAGTAGCCGTGGTAATCGTTGTAATGTTTTGTTACTAGACGAGTATCGTTTGATTTCCAAAGATACAATTGATACGGTTTTAAGAAAGTTTTTGACGTTACGTCGAATGCCGACATATTCATTATTATCTGATAAGGAAAGAAAACGTGAGTATGCGAAAGAAAAGAACTTAACACTGTATCTTACAAGTGCATTTTTCAAAGACCATTGGAGTTATATGAAATGTGTTGATACATACAACGCAATGATACGAGATGGTAAAAAACAATTTGTTTGTGGATTCCCGTATCAGCTTTCGATTGAAGAAGGTTTATTAGACCCAGAAGCTGTTGCTGACGAAATGGCTGAGAGTGATTTCAGCGAAATCAAATGGTCGATGGAAATGGATGCAATGTGGTATGGTTCAGAAGACGATGCGTTCTTCGATTTCACGTCTGTTTCAAAGAATAGGCGAATTAAATACCCGATGCTTCCAGATAATCTATCAAATAAAGTTGGTAATGCGAAAAATGTAAAAATTCAGCCAAAACAAAATGGCGAAGTTAGAATTTTATCTGCCGATATTGCGTTGATGTCAAGCCGTAAGCATAACAATGATGCTACCGCACTTTTTGTCAATCAACTAATGCCAACAAAAGCTGGTAGATATTCTAATAACATTGTTTATGCCGACTCGTGTGAAGGATTGCGAACTGATGACCAAGCGTTACTAATTAGAAAAATGTATGATGAATACCAATGCGATTACATTGTTCTGGACTGTGCTGGTGTTGGTCTTGGTGTTTATGACTGTCTTGCTAGAGAAATCATTGACCCAGAATCAGGGGAGATTTATCCTGCACTTTCTTGTTGTAATAATTCTGAAATGGCATTGAGATGCACCGTTGCTGGTGCTGACAAAGTTATATGGGCGATTAAAGCGACTGCACAATTCAACTCGGATTGTGCTGTTTTATTACGTGAAGCTTTTAAAAGTGGACGAATTAGATTATTAGCCACCGAATATGACGCAGAAACTGCGTTAAAAGAGATTCGTGGATACTCTTCTCTCTCGCTCGCAGAACAATCTCAGTTTATGTCTCCGTATGCTAATACAACTTTGTTAATCGATGAATTAACCAAATTACAACACGAAGAATCGAGTGGTAAAATTAAGATTTTTGAAAAATCTGGAATGCGTAAAGACCGTTATTCCAGTTTGTCGTACAACTACTATGTTGCAACACAAATAGAAAACAAATTACAGAGACGGAACAATTTGAATGGTGGAAGTTCCGACTTATTTATTATCAAACCACCAAGTACAAATAGAAAGGCGGTGAGTGGGCTAGGTGGAAAAACAAAACACTCAAGTTGGCGAAGCATCTCGCTCTAAGAAAGATGATTTTGCTGGGTTGGTCAGCATTTCAAGTAAGTTTGCAACTTTAAATAAGTTGATTACTCGTGACCTAAACAACAATACGTCAGCACCTACATTTTCATTGTATACGAAAGACAACATTACTGAATATCTTGCTAATCCGTATCGATATGAAAAGCAATTAAGAGATGCTGTTGTGTACATATATGGTGCTTCTTCACATTTTCGTCGTTTGATTCAGTATTTCGCAAGTTTGACTAATTTTGCATACATTGTTTCGCCTTATAAAATCGACCCGCGAACTGCAAACGAAAAATCTGTCAATCGGAATTATCGAAAAGTTTTAAACGTTTTATCGTCAATGAGTATTAAAACGCAATTTCCGAAAATTCTGACAGTATGTCTTCGTGAAGATACATTCTATGGCACATTATGGGTGACTAACGATAATATTACAATTCAGCAGTTGCCAAGTGATTATTGTGCCGTATCTACAATTGAAGGAAATGTTCTTAATGTAAGTTTTAACTTCTCATATTTTGATTCCAATGCAACGATGTTGGAATATTACCCACCAGAATTTAAAACTAAATATGCAATGTACCAAAAGAATAGAACACAGAAATGGATTGAATTAGATTCTCCAACGTCATTTGCTGTTAAGGCAAATAACGATATTCTGTCGTACTCTCTCCCACCGTTCATCGGAATTTTAAGAGAATTATATGACCTAGAAGACTATAAGCAATTAAAACTCACAAAAACGGAATTGGAGAACTACGCAATGCTCGCAATGACATTGCCTATGGAAGACGATGGTTCATGGGGTATTGACTTAGATAAGGCTAAAGAATTTTGGCGCAATCTGGACGCTGTGCTTCCAGAAGAAGTTGGTTCAATTTTGACGCCGATGAAACTGGATAAAATCAGTTTTGAAAAGTCAAATGCCGGAGATACCAATACTATTTCCGATGCAGAACAAAACATTTTTACCGCAGCCGGTGTTAATTCATTGTTATTTAATAATGAAAAAGCATCTGCTAACGCTCTGCAATTATCTATTAAAGCTGACCAAGCACTAACTTTTGGTATTGTAAAAAGCATTGAAGATGTCGTGAATAGATTTATTCAATCACAAAGTTATGGAAAAAACTTCAAGGTTACATTCCTAGACTGTAGTGAATACAATCGAAAAGAATTAGGAGATGCATATTTGAAGGCGGCATCTTTTGGTATGCCAACAATTTCTTTATATTGTGCATCACAAGGTCTCGGACAAGCAGAACTCGATAACATGAGTTTCTTGGAAGGACAAGTTCTTGGTTTACAGGATTTATTCCGTCCACTGCAAAGTTCTTCGCAAATGAGTTCTGAAGATATCATAAAAGACAATCCTGATGGTGGCGCACCAGTTAAGGACATTGGTGAAGGAACTGACTCTGGTGAGCAAACTCAAGAACAGAAAGATGATTGGGGTTAATGAAGTAATGGGTGGAAAATTTATATATGCGTGTACCGAATCGGCAAAAGATAAACTTCTTGCCGAGGGTTATACGCTTTTAACAAGTAATGAAACAAAAAATATTTTTGTGTTTGAGAATAAGCCAGAGATGTGTTTTGCATTAAACGAATCTGAATATGTCTTCTCGGACACTCTCACATTTTAACCGTATGAGTTTTCATACGGCTTTTTTATTATAGGAGGTTATTGATGAATCAGGAAGTCTTACATTTGACATATTCATCATCTCTAACCAATTTATGCGAGGTCAATTCGTCATTTGATGCCGGAGTCTTACGTATTGCGTATCACGGTAAAAACCAAAACAAAAGTTACATATCAAAGGAAACATTTGAACGTTGTTTAAAGACAATCTACAACTGCCCTGTTGTTTGTAACTATGACGTAGAAGCTGATACTATCGGCGGTCACGATATGTAACTTGTCCATAGTGGCGATGGAAGTTTACGGCTTATTAACATTACTGAACCTATCGGTGTAATTCCTGAGAGTGCAAAGGTATTCTGGGAGACCGTTGAGGAAGAAAACGGTGACCTGCATGAATACCTGTGTGCTGAAACACTGCTTTGGAAACGTCAACCTGCGTTTGCAAAGGTAAAACGAGACGGAATCACGGCTCAAAGTATGGAATTAACAATCAAAGATGGAAAGTCAGTAGATGGCATCTACCATATTGACGACTTCGAGTTTACTGCATTTGCTTTGCTCGGAGATTGTAAACCTTGCTTTGAATCTGCTTCGCTTGTTTTTGCAAAACAAGATTTCAAGCAACAGCTTTCCGAGATGATGCTTGAGTTAAAGGAAAGTTATACAACGGTCAATCCCTCTAAAGAGGATGACAATACACATCAAACAGAATATTCGACGGAAGGAGGAGAAAAGGTATTGGATAAGAAACAAGAACTCATTGAAAAATACGGCATTGATGTTACTACTTTAGATTTCTCTATTGAAGATTTTACAGTTGAAGAATTAACAGAAAAGTTTGAGGCAATGACACAACCTCCGGTTGTTGAACCACCGGTTGTACCTGAAAAATTTGCTCTCACAAGTAATATCGTAGAAGAAATTTGCGGTTCATTAAGTGCGGTTAAAGTGCAACGCGAATGGGGCGAATGCTCTCGTTACTACTATGTTGATTGCGATTTTGAAGCAAAGGAAGTTTATTGCTGGGATTCAAACGATTGGTTGTTATATGGATTTTCGTATGAATTTAATGGCGACAATATCGACATTGATTTTGAAAGCAAGAAACGTAAGAAATATGTGATTGCTGATTTTGATGAGGGTGAGCAAACATCTCCAATTCTTGGAGTTTTCTCTCAAATGGAAGAACAACTTCGAGCAAACGCTGATATTGCAGCAAAATACCAATCTGCCTCTGACACGATTGCGTCTATGGAGACAGAACTTAGTGAACTCAGAAAGTATAAGAGCGACATTGAGGACACTATTGCAAGAGGTGAGCGCGACGAAGTTTTCGCTCAGTTCGAGGACTTAGTCGGTGTCGAGGCTTTTGAAACATTGAAAGCAGATTGCATGAAATATGACCTTGAAACACTTGAAGAAAAATGTTTCGCATTACGTGGTAGACAAGGCGTGAGTGCAAAATTCTCTGCTGAACCAACAACGGTTCCAAAAATCAGAATTGAAAAAGAACACAAAGAAAAACAGCCTTATGGCGGACTTTTCGAGAAATATGGTTTCTCGGAAGATAACTAATTTTTAGGAGGTAAAAACACATGGCAAAGGCAAAATATGGTGTTGTTCGTACAGACAACTTAGCTGGCACTGATGTGCGCACAGCTTTGGTATCCGTAAGATATATGGGTGCTGATGGAAATACTGCCGCTGAAATTGAAAACGGTAATGTTGTAAAGATGACTGTTCTCGTAGAAGGAGAACGTGAAATCTTTGTGGCTACTGATGTTGCGGCTAATGACAAATTGAGTGATGTAGTGTTAATCGCTGCACCAGAAGTGGCTTACGACGAAAGGGTTCGTAATCTGGATGAGTTTATTAACGAAGCAGGTAAGAACGTTCGTGGATACCACTTACATTCTGGAGATGAATTCTCTGTAACAAAAGAAGCTTTAACAGGAGTTGAAGCACCGGCGGTTGGAAACATTGTTGAATTGGCTGCTGGTACAAAATTGAATGTTGCTGCTTCTGCTACAGCAGATGCTACTGCTGTTGGAAAAATCATCGCTATTGAAATCGTAGGACGTTATACATACTACGTTATTAAAGTGGACTAATTTAGAAAGGAGACATAAGAAATGAGTGATATGAAAGACATTGTAAAACTTGCCGTTGATAACTACAGAGGCAAAGTTGAAAAATACTCCGCAGCACAGTCTAATGAGGTGCTGATGAATGCACTTATTGAAGCAAATGGTGGAAGCACTGTACTTGACTTCAAGAATGTGCGTGATGGTAAATGCAATGGTTTATTCTCTTTACTTGAAGAAGTTTTGAGTAGAACTGTTGTTGAGGGACTTCAGGGAGATGAATACTTCAATGCTCTCGTTGATTTCCGTAATGTTGCTGAGGGTGACAAGAACTTATTCCTTGTTGAAGATAAGAACTTGTTTATTGTAGCTGAAGCTGCTGATGGCACTCAGGGCGTTCGTCGTCAGAGACTCGGTGGAGTAAGCGAAACTTCTATTCCAACTACTCTCAAGATGGTTAGAATTTATGAAGAGTTAAATCGCGTACTCGCTGGTCGTGTTGACTTCAACGATTTCATCAACAAAGTATCTGAATCTTTCCGTCAGAAACTGTTGAATGATATTTATGCTTTGTGGGCAGGTGCAACTGCTGACCAGTTCGGTGGTGTTACATATTTCCCAACAGCCGGTGCTTATGATGAGGACGAGTTGTTAGACTTGATTTCTCACGTTGAAGCTGCTGCTGGTGGAAAACAGGCTACAATCATCGGAACAAAGAAAGCTCTTCGTAATCTCGCTCCTTCTATTCAGAGCGACGGTTCAAAGAATGACCTTTATAACATGGGTTACTACGGTAAGTTCTATGGAACACCTGTAGTTGCTGCACCACAACGTCATAAAGTAGGTTCTACTGAATTTGTGATGGATGATGATGTAATTACAATCATCGCTGGTGATGATAAGCCAATTAAGGTTGTTTACGAAGGAAATCCGATTGTTCTTATGGGTGACCCAATGAGCAACGCTGACTTTACTCAAGAGTATCTCTACGGAGAAAAATACGGAATGGGTATTGTATTAGCTGGTGGTAACGCTGGTATCGGTCGTTACGAAATGACTGCCTAATTTTAGGTATAACAATATGCGGGAGTCTTTGTGACTCCCGTTTTCAATGAAAGAAAGGAATAAAAAAGACATGAGTAAAAATACATCAAAAACAATAAAAGTTGATGGTCAAGGCATTTCTGTTACTAATAAAAAAGACGGTGCCGTAAATGCTACAGTGACTGAAAGAAAAACTTTAATCCCAAAAGATATTGACGCGACACAATATGTGGTTGTTCGTAATGGATTTCAAGGCAGATTAGTATATCGCAGTAAGAAAACTGGCGAACGTTTTGTTTGGGATTCATTTGGTGCTGAACAAGAAATGGAATTACGTGAATTGCGTAACGCCAAAAACACATATAAGAAATTCTTTGAAAATAACTGGTTTATGTTTGAAGAGGATTGGATTGTGGATTACCTCGGTGTACGCCAATTCTACAAAAATGCAATCAGCATTGATGAGTTTGATAACCTCTTCTTGAAAAGTGCTGATGAAATCAAAGCAATTGTTTCAGAATTATCCACCGGTCAGAAGAAATCGGCAGCGTATCGTGCAAGACAACTGATTATTGATGGACAAATTGATTCTCATAAAGCAATCACAGCACTAGAGGAGTCTTTAGGTGTTGAGTTAATTGAGAAATAAGGAGGCTATAACTAATGAGCGTTCCTTATGATGTGTTTGTTAGTGCGTTTCTAAGTAAAATCACTGAATATGAATTACTATCGCTTCCTGAAGATGATAGGAATAATGAAGTGTATGGTTATATGAAACGTGCTATTAGTGGTTTTAAAAAGAACTGCAAATATGATTTCAGTACAACCGCAAATGATGAAACAAAAGAATTTGCTGTTAGTGTTCCTTCCGAAGATATGGATGAAATTATTGATATTGTTTCAGAAGGAATGGTCGTACAATGGCTTAAACCATATGTATATAAGCAGGAATTGTTAGAAAATGCAATCAGTACAAAAGATTTTAGCGTCTACTCTCCTGCCGAGCTGTTACTGCGTGTAGGGAACGCATATGCTAAGGCTCAAAAGGATTATACACGTTTAATTCGTGAATATTCCTATAA